ACTCGGATGCCATCGCTCGACGCTCCTCAAGCGCAAAGACCTTCACGCCGCCTACGAGAAGGGACACGCGCATATGCGCGAGACGCTCCGGCGCGTCCAGTTCAAGAAGGCCGTTGAGGGAAATGTGACCATGCTCATCTGGCTCGGTAAGCAAGTCCTCGGGCAGAAGGACCGCATTGAGGAGACGCATCGCGCCGAGGTCATCGAGATCGAGCGAATCCCGGCGAAGATCCTCGAATGAAGCTGCGCGTCCAGGCGATAGAGGCCGTGCTGCACCCGTCGCAGCGGCGCGTCTATCGCGAGCTCGCCCGGTTCAATGTGCTCGAGATCGGCCGGCGGTGGGGCAAGACCACATTCGCCGAGCAGGTGCTCATAGACGACATCCTCTCGCGCCGTCCGGTCGCATGGTTCGCGCCGAGCTACAAGTACCTCGCGGAGCCCATGCGCGACTTCGAGCGCGCGCTCGCGCCGATCGTCCACCGCGTCGACCGAGTCGAGAAGCGGATCGAGTTCTCGAACGGCGCATCCGTCGACTTCTGGACGCTCGAGGACGAGGACTCCGGCCGCGGCCGCTCCTATTCCCGCGTCGCGATTGACGAGGCCGGCTTCGCGCCGAACCTCCTCGCGGCATGGCGAGCCTCGATCCGCGCGACGCTCGCCGACCGTCGAGGCGGCGCGCTCTTCCTCGGAACCCCGAAAGGCACCGGGGACTTCCACAAGCTCTACGCGCAGGCCGAGCAGGACGCCTCCGGCGAGTGGCGCGCCTTCCGGATCGGGACGCGCGAGAACCCCCATATCGACCCGGCCGAGGTCGAGGCCGCTCGGCGGATGCTCCCGTCCGAGGTGTTCGCGCAGGAGTTCGAAGGAGTGCCGGCCGACGACGGCGGGAACCCGTTCGGCCTCGACGCGATCCGGGAGTGCCTCGCGCCGCTCTCGCAGGCGTCGCCGGAGTGCTGGGGCGTCGACCTCGCGAAGAGCCAGGACTGGACGGTCGCGGTCGGGCTCGACCGGGACGGCGCGGTCTGCCGGCTCGAGCGATGGCAGGCGGCGTGGAGCGTCACGCGCGAGCGGCTCGCGAAGATGATCGGAGACCGGCCGGCGCAGATCGACTCGACCGGCGTCGGCGATCCGATCGTCGAGGATCTCCGCAAGGTCTGCCGCAAGGCAGAGGGCTTCAAGTTCACCTCGCAGAGCAAGCAGCAGCTTATGGAAGGCCTACAGCTCGCGATCCAGCTGCGCGAGATCAGGCTTCCGGACGGATGGCTCCGAAGTGAACTCGAGGCGTTCGGATTCCGATACTCCGGGAGAGGAGCCGTCGCATACGAGGCGACGGTCGGACACGACGACGGCGTCTGCGCGCTCGCGCTCGCGGTCCTCGCGCGGCGCACCCGCAGGCCGCTCGTTATGAAGGTCATCTGATGAGCCTACTCCACCGACTCAAGGCGTTCACCTCCGCGAAGTGGCTCAACTCCTCGATGGTTTTCCTATCGGGAGGCAAGGACGCGAAGCGTCCGGACTTCGACTACCGTCAGGCGGTCGCCGCGTACCGGTCATGGGTCTACGCCGCGGCGAACCTCAACGCCGTCTCGGTCGCCTCCGTCCCGCTCCGTCTCTATGTGCGGAACACCGGAGGCGCGAAGCTCTGGAATACGCGCCGCGCGTCGCGGAGGGAGAAGGCCTACCTCGCCGGCAAGGGCGACGCCCGGCCGTCGCGCTACGCGCTCCGGAAGGCCGCGGAGTTCGGCGACGACTACCAGGTCGTCGAGGACACGCATCCGCTCCTCGAGCTGCTCTCGAAGGTCAACCCCTACCAGAACGGCTATGACGCGACCGTCCTCCGCATCCTGCACACGGAGCTCACCGGAAACGCCTATCTGCATCCGGTCATCGACAAGGCGCTCGGCATCCCGGTCGAGCTCTGGCCGATGCTTCCGCAGTATGTCGAGATCATCCCCGGACAGAAGGGCTCGTCGCAGTTCATCGAGGGCTACCGCTACGGCGTGAAGAGCGAGCAGGCGCAGACCTTCGCGCCGGAGGAGGTGATCCACTTCAAGCGGCCGAACCCGGCGAATCTCTACTACGGCGTCGGAAAGGTCGAGGCCGCATGGGGAGCCGTGCTCGCGAACGCCGCGGTCCACGAAATGGACCTCGCCTTCTTCGAGAACAAGGGCCGACCCGACTGGCTCCTGACGATCAAGTCGGACGCGTCTCCGGACGAGGTCGAGCGCCTCGAGGTGCAGATCGACGAGAAGCTCCGCGGCAAGTCGCGAACCGGGCGCTTCCTCACGGCTACGGCCGACATCGATGTCAAGCCGCTCTCATTCCCGCCGAAGGATCTCTCCGGCCGCGAGGACATCGTCGAGGAGATCGCCGCCGTGTTCGGCGTCCCTGTCTCGATGCTGAAGGCCAACGACCCGAACCTCGCGAGCGCGACGACGGGATTCGCGACATGGAAGGAGACGACGATCCTCCCGATGCTGCGGATGGACGAGGAGGTTCTCAATCAGAACCTCGTTCCTCTCTTCGGCATCGAGGGCGATGCGTTCGTCGCCTATGACAATCCGGTCCTCGAGGATCAGCGGTTCTTGCTAGAGGAGCGTCGGACCGCCGTCGCCGGCGGATGGCGCACGGCGAACGAGGCGCGCGCCGAGGAGGGCCGCGAGCCGATCGACGATCCTGCGGCCGACCGGCTCCTCGTCAACGGACAGCCGCTCGGAGGGCCGCAGCCGGCTCCGGCACCGATCCCGCTCTCTGCGCCTCCGGACGGGCTCGTCGGGCCTCTCGACGCCGCGCCGGACCTCGAGGAGCCTCCGGCGATCGGGCAGAACGCCGCGCTCACCTTCGAGCCGATGCCGGAGGTCAAGGACGCGCTCGGCGACTGCGTCTCCGAGAAGATTCCGAAGTTGCTCGACGAAGGCTATCCGCAGGACCAGGCGGTCGCGATCGCCTACTCCATGTGCTCCGGCAAGTCGTTCGAGGACGCCATCGCGTCGCTCGAGGCCGTCGAGGAGATCAGGGAGAAGGCGCTCGCCGACATCGACACGCGACCGCCGCAGTCGGTCGCCGACAACGCTCGCCGCGCGCTCGAGGTCCGGGCGCGGAAGCCGGAGTCGGAGCGCGGCATGACCGCGGTCGGCCTCGCGCGCGCGCGCGATCTCCAGAACCGGAAGCCGCTCTCCGAGGAGACGATCCGGCGAATGCTCGCCTACTTCGAGCGTCACGAAGGCGACAAGCAGGGCGAGACCTGGGACGAGCAGGGCAGGGGATGGCAGGCGTGGAACGGATGGGGAGGCGACGACGGATGGGCCTGGGCTCGCCGCAAGGTCGAGCAGTTCGACCGGGAGCGCGAGAAGCGCGCGACGCGGATCGAGAAGTCCTGCGGATGCGGATGCGCCGGCGGCGAGTCGATCTCGCAGAAGGCGGTCTGGGACGGACTGATAGCAGTCAAGGCGCGCAAGCCGAAACCGGCCGCGGAGCTCGAGGCGATCTCCGAGGACGAGAAGGCGATCTCGCGCGTCGTGGACCGCGTCCTGCGCCGACAGGTCGCCGCCGTGCTGAAGGAGATTCGCTCGGAGGCCGTCCCGACCGCCGAGATGGTCGCGAAGGTCGAGCAGCTCATCTCCTCGGCGAAATGGGACCGCGAGGTCGTCGCCGCTCTCTCTCCCTATCTGAAGCGGTCGCTCCTCGAGGGAATCAAGCTCGGCGAAGACGCTATCAAGGCCGTCGCGACCGACCTCCCGAAGTTCGAGCTGAAGTCACCGCAGCTCGAGGCCTACGCCGAGAGCGAGTCGGTCCGCCTCTCGCGCGGCGTCGCGCGCGGCGTCAACCGCTACACGCGCGAGCGCGTCTCCGATCTCCTCGGCGACGGCATCCAGAAGGGCGAGACGGTCGACCAGCTCGCCGAGCGCGTCCAGGACTGGGCCGGCAAGCAGGGCGACGACGAGCGATCGACGCTCTCGCGCGCGAGGACCATCGCTCGGACCGAGGCGATGCGCGCGAGCCGCGCCGCCGAGGTCGAGGCGTGGAAGGCATCCGGCATCGTCGAGGGCAAGTCATGGCTCCTCGCGCCGGACCCGTGCGAGTTCTGCGAGGCCGCGGCCGCGCAGTTCGGCGAGAAGTCTATCGGCGTCGGCGACTCCTTCTATCAGAAGGGCGATCTACTATTCGGCGCTCCGGACAAGGACGGAAATAGGCGAGAGATGCTCATGGATTATGAGGACATCGACGGTCCTCCTCTGCACCCAAACTGCCGATGCTCGCTTGTTCCGAAGCTCGTCGGCGACTACGCCGAGGTACAGGCAGAGATCGACGCAGACCTCGAGGCCGAGCTCGCGGCGATCAGGAAGGCGAACCCATGAACAGGAAGGCACTCTCCGCGGAGCTCACCGCGACGGCAAAGGGATTCACGGCGGTGATCACCGCCGAGACGATCGACCGCGACGGCGAGGTACTCATCCCGTCCGGGATGAACTCGAAGGAGTTCGAGCGGAACCCGACGCTCTTCTGGAACCACGACTACGCCGAGCCGGTCGGCAAGGCAACCGGACTGAAGCGCCGCGAGCGCGACATCCTCGGCGAGTTCGTCTTCGCGCAGCGGCCGGAAGGCTACAAGGGCGAGTTCTTCCCCGAGGTCGCCGCCGCGCTCGTCGGACAGGGCATCGTCTCCGGCGTCTCGGTCGGCTATGTGCCGGAAAACGGCGGGACGCGCCGCGCGACCGA